ACAACCGGCATAGCTTGGATGCCCTCAGCCTGACGCTTCCGTATCTTCTTCCGCTCCTGTTCGGCCACAGCACCCAGAACCTCAATCAAGATGTTGTTGACCATATCGGCAACCCAGTCCTGTCCCTGGAAGTCAATCAAGGTGGTGGGAATGTCAAACACCCGGACGATGACCCCATGAGCCTTGAACCATTCCAGTTCCGCTTTGATCTCTTCCTTGTTGCGGCCCAGCCTGTCCAATTCCTCCACCAGAACCTCGTCCCCGGGAAGCAGGATGGATTTCAGCTTTATGTACTGCTTCCGGTTGAAGTTCTTCCCGCTCTGTTTGTCGGTGAAGATGTGGTCATCGTCCAGGTCGGGAGCATAGGCTTTCAAAGCGGCAAGCTGCCGAGCGAGGCTCTGGTCTTTGGCTGACACACGGCCATAGCCATACCTCACTCGCCATCACCACCTGACCCCAACAGAGCGTCCAGGTCATACTTCGGGTCTTCCTTCTGGTCAATCACGATCTGGTCAGCTCTGCGGACACCGGGCTTCCGCTCCTGAATGACCACTTCATAGCCGAGGGCGGAGAGCATTTCCACGGCACTGTTGAAGGACAGGTTGTTGCTTCTCAGCCGGGAGCTGATTTCATTGCCCCGCTCCTTCCCGAGAGCCTTTGCCATGGTGGTCAGAGAAACATTTTTGGTTTTCATCAAATCTCGAATAGCCTTGTTGATATACATGGTAATCACCTCTTGATGACACTATACACTGAATTTATTTTGTTGTCAATAGGAAGTTGAAAATATTTTGTTACTGAATATCTTTTGTAACTGAATTGGTTTAACACTGAATATAGTTTGTTAGGAATAAAGCCTTTTTATTTTTGTCGGAATTTTCGGCACTCACCCCGCCCCGGCTCCGGCTCGTATATCCCCCGCCCCGGTTCGAGCAGATCAGCCACACGAAAAGGAAAAAAAACATTGATTTATTGCAATCATGCCCCGGTCAAAACCAATTTCAATTTCAAAATCAAGGAAAATTTTAATTGAAAATCCTTGCAGCTTGCAGATCATACCAGAGGGAACACAATAAAAGCCCTTGTAATAGGCCACACAAGGCCGCACAAGAGCCGTTATATATAGGGCCAGTATCAGGACATAAAGAAACCCCTTGCAAGGCTTACACGGCCTTACAAGGGGCTTTATTATTTGTTCTTTCTCACACAATTAAATAGCACCATAACAGGGAATAGAAGCAACGCCACAAGTACCATATTACACCGCCTTTTCTACCGGCTGAACCTCGTACAGCTGCAACCATAACCCACCGATAACATACCCACAAAAAACCGTTGTTCCGTCCTTCTTATCCTGATACATTTTTTCTACATGGGAACGGCAAAGCCTCTCACAAAGCTCTTTCCGGGGGTGCTTTAATCCGTGGTATGTGTGGCCGTATTGATCAATAGCCATATACATTTTCATGTTTCAACCCTCCATTTTCACATAAAAGGCCGGATAACGGCCCATTTCCCCGTTGCAATTATAGAAGCGAAAAGCATTTACCACCGTTTCAAACTCTCTGTTACGGGCCACAATAGTATTACAACCATCTGAAACAATAGGGGAAAAGGCTTCCCGGCAACAATCACAGAAACAGCCCCACACATTGACCGGGGACAACTTGCAAGCACAAAAACGGATTGTTTCACCGGCATTATACCGGCGTTCCGCTTCCCGCTTATTGATACGGAAAAACCCGCCTACTTGAATTTTATTCATAGCTGCACCCCCCCTTAAAAAATCCGAAACAGGTTAGAAGAACGGGCCAGAATGACATAATACCCGCCTAACACATTATCCCGGATCAACCCGCCATTCAGCCCATAAATACCACGACTAAATCCCACTTTCGTATAACTGGCCGGTATCTTTTCCGGCTCTGCCTCTGTCAGATCAACAGCCAAGCCAAGCTGCACGAACTCCCGCAACTGTTTTCTTGTGTACTGTTTCATTTTTCCGCCGCTCCTCTCTTTAATTCCCGGTAAATCAAATGAGTCAAGAGCCGTTCCGCCTGTTCTTCGGTATATTGCGCCCGTTCCCGTTCCGACTGTTGCAAAATGTCCCCCAAATCAGCCACGGCGGAGCGGTTATAATAATAGCAAGTATCAAGGATAGACGGTAAACCCTGGCACCAGTCAATAAAAACTTGTTCGTTCGTGTACCCTTTCCGGCTCTGGTATTCCGGGGAATATGCCTTTTCCTTCGCATGGACAGACAGAATAAACCGGGCTACATTGGGAAAACTACAAGGGCCGGTAAAATCATACCCGCAAGGGTCAAAATGATCTAAAATATATTGCCTGATTGCAAGCCGGGCTTCTTTGTTTGTTGTTTTCAGTGACATATTAAACAACCTTTCTTATATATTCCGCTCCATTTTCCCGGCGTGTCCTTGATACGCTGGAATGCGGTATTTCTCCGGCCTTGCGGGGAAAATGTGCGGGGGTTCAATTTTCAAGGTACAATGTCAAGTGTTTTATTGATGTTTGCATTATATCAAGCGTTTTATTGATTGTCAAGCGTTTTATTGAAAATTCTTCAATTATTTTATTGACGCTTTACCGTGTCCAACAATTCAAGAGAAAATGAACATATACCAGAGGCGGATGGCTCCGGCCCATCTGCCCGGACACCTTCTGCCTGATCTGGATATGAGAAACCGCCGAACCTCCTATCACGGGAGATCGGCGGTTCTTTCATAGTCGATAGTCGCTGGCCGTTTTCAAAGTCGTTCGGCTCATAGTCGATAGTCGCTGGCGATAGTCGGAAAGTCGCTCACTCTTCCGAGTCATAGTCGCTGGCCGCAGCTTCGATATACTTCTGCTGTAACTCTTCCGCAGAAGCGGCCTCCCCAAGCTGATTGTTCGGGGTAAGAACAACCTCCTGTTTATCCTGATAGCCAAAGTGATTTTTCATCAGGAAGATAGCGGCCACAGGATTGATCTTCCCGTTTTGAGCATAATCTTCCATCTGAGCGTTCAAAAATTGGTACGCCTTTTTTATAAAGTTACGGCTTTCATTGGGGAGATAGGCACTATCTACACCATTAGCCCAAGCCCAGATAGTCTTTCTATCCACTCCAAAGGCTAATGCTAACCCTGCTACACTTGGCTTCATATCGTCCTCAGAACAGATTTGCAGATACATACCAATCCGCTCTTTCACCTGTTCAGGCTCCTTCATATCCACAGAGGGCCAATCCCACATTCTTAGGGAATGTTGAAGATACTTCCGATTGTCACCCGGCTCAGTATGGACACTCATAGCCTCAGTCCGATCAGGGCGCTTATTCCCACCAGTACCCTTCGGACGGCCACGGCCCCGAGAGGGAGTCGGTAAATCTACCACTTTATCACTCATAGTCGTTCTCCTTCCACTAATTATTTTCAGTTACCTTTAGTGAGTTTAGTGAATAATTTAGGCTTTTTGCAGTAAAGTCCTCTATATATCATTCTCTATAAGAGGGTTTATACAGAAAAAACTAAAAATAGGGGGTAAAAACTGCCTCAAACCCTTGCGCCACAAGGCTTTCCGGTAGTGGAGAGTTTATCACCAAATTCTTCACCAAACCTCACCAGACAAATATATTTAGTTGATTACACAAAATATATTTGACTACGCCGGGTACAATACCACCGATGACGCTCCATCTTTTTCTAACCACTGAAAATAAACCATCTTGTCTACTCGGCAAGCGTCCTCAATAGGGTTATCATTCTGGCACATAACCATTTCCACTTGTGCGTCTTCCGGGACTGTACTCAACTTGGCTCTCAATTCCTTAACAGTCATTCCGTTTCCTCCCAATTACAAAGTATCTTCCCTCGGAACTTTCTCGCTCTCCCGAGTAATCCCCACAGACCCTCAGCCTGTTCACCACAGTTTGGACAAGACATACCGGCTATATCTTCCAACCTCTTAGGAAAACTCTTTCCCTCTTGGACAAAGAGCTGGTGGCCGCACTTCCGGCATTCAAACACCGTCATCATGGCTATCTTTTCTCCCACTTTCACAATACTCTCTCGCTCTCTTGCAAAGTCGATCAGTGTCTACGGCGTACCCATCAGGCGCAACTTGGCAAGCTGCACACTCTTCATTACAGGTCAGGCAAGGGCACTCTCCCGAGTAATGTCCGCATTCCTCAAACAGCATAGTCAAGGCTCCTTCTTCAAACCGAACATATCAATCAGTTCATTCATGAACATCTCTGCACACTCTTCATTCCTGAAAGTTGCATAGGCGGTAACGCTGTTGCCCTTCTCAACGCAGAGTCGGGGACGCTTCACATCAGGGAAGGTATAGACCCCGATCTTGACTTTACCATTGCTGATTACAAGACCCACGAGATACACCCTCCTTTTCACATCGAAGGGAGATCATCTTCTCCCTGACCAATTTATCCACTACCCGGCCAACCTCATAGTAACCGGACATAGCTGCGAGGCGGTCTAAGTTCTTCGCCGTTTGTGCTGTTACCAGCAAGGACACCCGGCGCATATTTTTCTTGTTCATGTCAAACAGTTCCTTTCATACGAATATCCCTGTAAGAAGGGTAGCCATTATAAACGGTCTTTCCTCCGTGCCATTCTGGGTGTGCCTCCATGTCAGCATTAAACCGCTTTGCGCTACACACAAAATAGCCGTTAGACTTACACCAAATTTTATAAGCGTCATAGAGTGCCTTGGCTCTTGTGTAGGCACCTCCGGCCTTTTCACACTTTTCCTCCAAAAACTGTAACACCATATCATTGTCCTTCTCATACTGCTTGACCACCTGACGCATAGCCGGGGACATTCTCAGGCCGAACCGCTTGTACTTGAAGTAGCCCTCCAAGAGCCAAGTGAAGATACCCTGCATAGCCTCTGGGGTTTGGAACTCCGTTTTCAGGTTCTTGTCCTGCTCGTCCTCAGAGAAGTGTCGGTTGAACTCGATCACCCTCACACGGTCAGAGGCGAACAGGCTTTTGTCATTGACAGAGGGAAGGTCATTGCAGGAGAGCCAAAGGGTAAACTGCGGGAGGAAGGTGGTAGCGGCTTCATAGAGGTTCCGGGCCTTGATCTCTTCGCCACCGGTGAGCTGCTTGATTGTTTCCTCGTCCAGCCGTCCATATTGATTGCTCTCGGCCATAGTGACAAACCGCTTGCCCTTCAAGGAGGCCAAAACAGGGCTTGCAGCTTCGGCGTTCTTGGAGCGGTCAGACTTACAAATAATAGACACCGGGGACACGGAGGCATAATCCCCGAGAAGGTGGTGAATGGCACTCAGAAGGGTAGACTTGCCGTTTCTGGTGGTCTTGCCATGGAGAATGAACATACATTCCTCATTGGCCGTACCCAGCATGGAGTACCCGAGAGCCTTTTGCAGATAGTCAGCCTTGTCTTCGTCATTACAAGTAACCTCTGCAACGAACTTCTCCCAGCGGCGACACCGTGCGTCCTGCAAGGTATAGTTGAAGTTGGTCTGCATGGTCAGAAAGTCGTGCCAATCATGCTCCCGAAACTCCATTTTTTGAAGGTCATAGGTTCCATTCCGACAGTTAATGAGGTAGGGGTTTGCGTCAAATTCCTCTGCGGTAATCGGCATGACACTGGCGGCGTCCTTCATGAGCCGGTCACGGAAACGGCGATCTCCCATCTTAGAGATGAACTTCATGTACTCCCTGCGGCGGTCTTCATTGTCAATCTCCCCGCAATAGAGAGCCATCAGGCGGCAAAACTCTTTGATCTTCTCCGCTACCAGCAGAGAGCCAATGTCCTTACGCCATGCACCCTTAGAATAGGTGTACCAGCACTTGGCTTCCGGGCAGAAGCGGGTGTCATTCTGATAGCACTCAGAGAACAGTTCCGCCATGCCGGACTCGTCCCAAGAATAACCGGTGCCGCTGATCTGGTGACTTCTCTCAGGCTTTGCCTCCTTGATGTAAAACATCTTCTGAGAGAGGTCTTTATCCATGATGTACCGGCCATTAGAGAGCTGAAAAAGTTCCTGCTCTTCGGTAGTCAAAATTTCATCTGCCATTTCTTGTCACCTTTCTAACTGATCTTGCTAAGGTCAAAAGCGCACACGCCTGAGAGTCTTCATCCCACCACGCACATTCATTCTTTTTACAATTCATGAACGGGCACTCAGCAGGACTCATAATAGATAAAGGGCAAATCTTATTCTCCATCGTTTATACCCCCCCGTAGAAGAAAGCGTTTTTCAGAGCCTTGTCTACATAGGACATAACCTGCGGTGAAAGAGTACAGATACACTTTTTGACATGGGATTTGTCGATGACTCGTACCTGTTCACACTCCACCATGCTTGCTTTAATGCCCTTTCCCGTGACAATCACATGGGTAGGCATTTCCATTCTCTTTAACTTGGAGGTAAGAGGGACTACAATCGTGGTGGGAGAGTGTCTGTTGCCAACATCATTCTGCACGATCAGCCACGGTCGGTTTCCGCCTTGCACCCGGCTCCCGTCCACGATGGGAACATCAATCAGAACAATGTCCCCACGCCTGAAAGACTTCATATTGAAATTACCTCCTATATCTGGTAACTGAATTTACGATTGTTTCAATCTCACTCCGGGGAAGCGGGGGCTTACACGCTTGCTGATTTGCAAACAGCAACTCTTTGTAAATGTCTGCCTTGGAATACCCCTGATTATGAAGTTGACCGGCCAGCGAAGTAAGGCTCAGGTTTCGGCTTCCGGTAGTAATGGGCGGGTACTCAGGTTTGAGCGTGATCTTGCCGTGTTCTGGCTTCCGGTAGATAGGTGAGTATATCCGTTGAGAGGCGGAGAAACCGGTACTCTCTTTCGGAGCGTCAGGAAAATACTTGGACACCACATAGTCAACCGCTTCCTGATTTTCAATGATCTCCGAATAAAGCAGGACATTCCCGGTCATGATAAAGTACCGGCTACTCCGATAAATTTCCACGCCATTACGATTGTTGCGGCCCTTGAAGGGGAGATTGCCTTTCAAAAGAATATGAACCCCTCGTCCGCTCCGGCTCTTCTCGGTGTAGGACTGGCAATGGCTGATAATGTCTGAGGCCAGTTGATTTAACAGGCCATCGGCAAAACCATCGTCAATGTCAATCCCAATCAGACCGTCATCGTTGAAAACATACCCTATCCCGTCATAAATGCCGTTTGCCACATTCAGCACAGCACAGTCAAAAGTGCCCCAAGTGTCAGGTAGGACAGAGGACGCAGCTTTCTTCTGGCCGGTCTGCATGGGAACCTTAGAACTGTTCCACACATTGACCCATTGTGTTTTCTGCTTTAGTTCGGTAGGTATCTTTTCATACATGACTGGCACCTCTCAACTCTTATAAGGGGATTGCAGACTCCAATCCCAAGTTTTACCTCCCTCATAGGCATTGCGGAAATAATTGTGTTCTCCATCTCCGGTAAACCACATATAGTCCGAGGGGAGAACTCGGCCAACATCGGTTTCTCCGGCTTTCTCGGCATACCACCGGGTTAGAACATCTTCACACAGGGCTTTAATTTCATCATCAATCGGGTTATCTATATCATATCCAGCGAATTGATAAGGAGCGGTTACTACCATGACGATGTTCCCATACCCATAGTCCACCCGGTTCAGCACACACCACACACAGGCCGCTTTCTCGGTGTCAGAGGGAATGCCCCTCGCCTCTCCCCACACCATCTTAGAGAGGACAGTGATCTCTTCCTCTGACCATGGCGAGAGAGAGGGAGAGGGGCTTTCTATCTGGTCAATCGGTTCGGTTTGGGTAGGATGTTCTTGCTCATTGGAAACCGGCTCTGACGCACAGGCGGACAGCAGGAGAAGGAAAACCGCAAGGAATATCAGCCAGACTTTATTCATCATCGGTCTTTTTCTTACGGGAAGTGGTCTTCACCGTAGCGAAGAAATACTTCCCGTCCACACAGACCGGGTAGCCGGGAAACCGGTTGCTGGCTCTCTTCTCGCCCTTGTTGTAAATCTGCTCCGCAGCTGCAATAGGCATTTCACCGGACACATGATCGGCACCGGCCACCATGATATACGGGACTTTCCCGTTATTGTTCACGAATGTCATGAAGACTTCCCCTTTCTCTATTCCACGCTTCCACATCGACACCAATTTTCTTCAACTGCTCCTTACAAAGCCATGTGTAGTCATCCGGCATTTCGTAGTGCTGGATAAGCCGGTCATGTTCCGCCGAAAACGCTTCATAGAACCGGCGCAACCGCTTAGGGCCAAACCCAAGGTGAACCATGAGGGTATAGAGAACCATTGCGTCAATATCATCGGTGTACCGTTTATCGGCCTCAATGATTTGCCGATTGATCTCCATATCCATAGCCTTTTTCTCGGCGGCGGTGAATATTGCCCCGTAAACCTTTCCTCCGGCCTTTTTAACAATCATGGCTTACACCTCAATGTCCTCAAAGAAGACCGGGTATTTGACCGATAAGAGGTCATAGAGCATTCTGGCAACCCGGCGCATATCCGGGTGAGCGGCGAGAGCGGTACGGAGTTTGATGAAGTGCCGCCATTCCCGGAGATTGGCCGTCATGACTACTTCGGTTTTCAGACTGTTCGGTAACACAGACCGGGCCTCCTGCGGAGAACAACCAATGTCCAAGAGGGTAAAGTAATTTTCCTCAGCCTCCGAACAAGCCTTTTTCCACACGGTATAGGGGTAATACCCAGGAGAAGTCCACGCCGGAGAGATAACGGTGATCTCCGTACCGAACTGCTCTTTGCTGTAATTGCAGTACCGGGTAGACTCCTGACAATAGGAGGCCAGCCGGTGGCGGACGATCTCATGACTCACTCCCCGATCACAGATAAACCGGACGGTCACAACACCGTGTTCAATGACGGCCTCATGGCCTCGCTTCAAAATGTTCCTGACAAACTTCTCTGCACTGTCCTCGGTGATCTTGCTCTCAGATTTGTAGCAAGTGCGCCCAGCCTGTTCAATCAGAGAGAGAATGTTCGGATAAGAGGGAGCATTGACAAGCTCCACGCTGGGTTCAATAATCTTCATGGTCAGACTCCTTCCACATGACTTGCCAGCATATCCGCTTGATGTGTCCAAAGGACATTCGGATAGGCTCTTACCACTCTGGTGTAATCGCTCCATTCCTCTTTCGGGCAAAAGGCTCCCATGTGATACCTGATACACATGATCTCTTCCTCAGTCAGAGCGTAGAACTGAGAGAGAAGCATAACCGACTTATCTCCATGCCCTTTCAGAAGAGTGTCCGGGTTATATTCCCAGCGAAGCGGGTCTTCGATAATTGTGCTGTCCAGAGTGACACCTTGCCGCTCTGGTCTGTACTGGTCAATTTTGCAGAGATCGTGGAACATTCCCACGAGATAGGGAGAGCGGCAATCCTTCCATTTCAACTGACAACTTTTAGTCAGGCCAACTAAGTGTTTTGCCACAGAGAGGGAGTGATTGAAAAGACCACCTTCATAATTCCCGTGATACTTGGTGGAGGCAGGGGCGTAGAAAAAGCCGTTTTTCGTAAGCCAGTCAATCATGTTGACCGTAACCAAAGGGCTTCCGTCAGGGAGTTTCATGAAATCCAAAAGGACATTGAGCCTTTGATTGTCAGTCATGATAGGCACCTCCATCGTACTCGGGCCGGTGAACGCTTCTCTCGGAGTCAAACCCTTCCGGGTATCTCTTCCGCAACTTCGCAACATTTGCCGCAAAAATGTCATCCAAGTTTTTCCCGATTGCAGAAGCCGTAATTGCCAAATACCACGCTACATCACCAAGTTCCTCAGCAATGTGTTCGGTATCGAGCGGGTGTCCCTGAAAGGTCGCTTTCTTGATAATGTCAGCTACTTCACCGGCTTCACCGCACAGTCCAAGTGCGCCGTTCATTATCATGCTGTGTTCGGAATAGTTCATGTCAGCCGTTCTCAGAGCGGCCTTTTGATATTCAGTTCCCGTCATGGCCTGCAACCTCCATTTCCAGCACAGTCATGATTGCGTAATTGGCAAGGTCAATCAATGTGTCCCTGATAGACTCGTCATCAACCTTCTGTTCCCCGGAACGGGAAAGAGTCTTGAACCGGTTGAACTTATCTCCCAGCCGAATACGGGCCATAGCCATACCCTCTTCAACAAAGGTCTGGTGAAAACTGTCCCCGTAATCGTGATTTTTCCGGGCATAGAGATCATTGATTTCTTCGCAAATCTCCCGGTGCATTTGCACCTTTGTCTTTGTCGTGGTCAAAGTATCTTATCCTCACTTTCCACAGGTTTTTCAACAAACCATTGGAGAGGGAGAGGGTAGATAACCGCTCTCCCTCGTCCGGTTTCACCCTAACAGGGCATTCAGGTCAAAAGAGGGCTTCTTTGCCGTCTGGGAGGCCGCAGGAGCGGGTTTAGAGGCCGGTGCGGGTGAGGGGGCTTCTCCTTCGTCCCAGCCCTCAGAGGGCCGTTTATCGGCCAGCCGAGCGAATGTGACGGTCTTATCCGGCTTGTTCTTGTTCGGCTGAACATCATGTTCCACATCACACTCAATGAAGCACCCCACGAGGTCTTCATGGTCGATTTCAGTCAGGGAGAAATCATTGAGAGCGGTCTTGGCAAAGTAACTGAAAGCGTTCAGGGCACCTTCATTGGGAGAGCCATCGGTTTTCAGAAGAGAGAAGCGTTCAATGTGCTTGGCTCCGCTCTGAGTCTGCATGGTGATCTCCAACTTGCCAAAGGCTTCCTTGTAGTTGACCGCTGTGATTTTGAACACATGAGTTCCTTCGGGAATGAGGGTAAATCCCTCACTCAATCCAATTTTCGCCATTGTAGGTATCCTCCTTAAACTTCGTTATTTACCGGGAAGATGATACCTACAAGTTCGTCATCATCGTCCGGCAACTCAGGGTATCTCTTGACCAACAGAGCCTTTGCCACGGTGGAGTTTGTGTCAATGTCGTAGGCATAGAGGATTTCGCACAGGTCGGATTTCTCAATCAAAGACCAGTCATCATTACTGATCTTGATGGACAAGGTGCCGTCCTTGGTCTTAAAAACCCGAATGCAATCCTTAATGCCACCATCGGGGAAAGGCATAATGGCCTCTGCCAGTTCCGCATATTCGGTATGGCCGATCTGGTCAATCATCTTGTCGATTGCTTTCGGCATATCCTGAATGGCCTCCGCCGTCACGCTTCTCACCGTGGGAGGGATAAGCATGAACACAGAGGGGGAGGCCAACCAGCGGTCAGCGAAAGGAAGGTCATCAACTCCCCGCTTGTAAATAACTCCGCTGGAAGCAAGGGACTTCACAAATTTCTCAAACTTCATAGCGCACCTCTCACTTTTTCTTGCTGACCCAGATAGCATAGACAATGCTTGCCATCAACTCTACCATGACGGTAACCAGAACACCGGCCACAAAGGGGTCAATATACATTGTTCAGTCCTCCTTAATCATTTTCGGAGTAATCCGATAGGTGTCTTCCATGGTGGTGTACTTCTCCAACACCCCGTCCGCTTTCATAGCGTCCTTGTTGATTTTAGCGGTGGAAGAACGGCTGACCTCCCAGGTGTAAGCCTTGCCGGTGATAGACACCTTCTTGTCCCCGTCCCGGAACTGCGACATGGCAGACTTCTTAATCATGTCGGTCAGGGTCTTGTACCGCTTCTCGTCTTCCGCCACTTCTGCGGCATGAGCGTCCAGTTTGGCTTTCAGAGCCTCCGCCTCAGAAACCAGATCAGCCAGATCGGTTTCCGGGGACAGATTATTGGTACGGAGAACCTTCAAGATTTCTGCGTCCTGTTTCTCGTCATAGGCGGGAGAGAGGCCGGTTTCCACATGGTCTTTCCACCATTTCAGAGCCGGTTTCACATACCGCTTTTCAAAGTCCGGGTAACGCTCAGACACTTTGAAAGGCCGGGTAATGGTGTTTGCGGAGCTGCACACAAAATTCTCAGGGGCTTCGTAGTCAGAGGGGTCAAGGAAAGAGGCTACCATGATAACGCTGTCCACTCCCAGAAGGTGAGCATAAAGCGCAGCTTGCAGGGCATAATACTCGGGAATGTCCTCAGCCCAATCCTCTACCCGCTTGGAGGTCTTCATTTCAAGGACAGCCATGGGCTTGCCGGTCTTATCGCACAGCAGGTAGTCCCACATACCACCGAAGACAGCCACATCAGGGAAGAAATCACCGAAAGTCCTTTTGAAGTAATCCTCCCCGAACCGATCAGCGGGAGTCACCAGATTGCTCATGAAGTAAGTGTTCTTCATGTACTCCGCCTGTTTCGGCTCAATAATCTTACCGGCCCTGGTGTAAATGGTGTCTTCAAAAGTCTTCTGGTAGGTACGAGTGATTTCGCACCATACCTCAAAGGGAGTAGACCACGGGTTCAGCCCCAGAACGGTAGCAAACCGGGTTGCTGTCAGCTTCTTAGGACGCTTGGGCGGCACAATCTGAATTCTGTTGTCAATCCATTCCATGATTAACCCTCCTGTGTTTCATACGCCGTCAGCATATCCGAAACTCCGGCAATCAGCTGGTCACATACATCAGCGGTAATTTTGGTAAAGCCCTCGGTCTTCACGGCCACACTCTGAACAAAGGACTCCTGATCGGGGTCAAGCTCCATGAGCTTTTTCAGGGAGGTTTTCAGATTGGTAATCTGTTCCTCACTGGCGGCATTCTCAGGAGCGGAAGTCAGTTCAGACTTAATCTCCTGCCGCTGTTCCTGCGTGACAGGGGCTTTCCGGGTCTTCTTGGGAGTGGGAGTAGGAGCGTCCTGACCGTCATCTCCACCGGAGGTATTGTCAATGCTGTCGGCCTCGATAATGTCAAGAACCAACTGCCAGAGATACCGGCGAATGTAGGTGATAGAACTACCAAGGGCTTGCATTTCATTCGTAACCACCTTGCCGGTGTTCGAGATGATCGGGGCAATCTGGGTGAAAGGAACCTCAAAGACAACTGGCTCTTCCTCACGGTCATCACAGTTATAGACCTTGGCGGTAGCGAAGTCCTTGCCAACGGTAGGAACCATCAGAAGACCAACCTCAGCGAAGATGGACTCAGCGGTGGGAACAATGTCTTGCAGCTCGAAGTACATGAACTCCAAGTGAATGTTCTTGCCGGTCTTCTTCACCCCGGCTTGCAAGAATTTCAACCGGGCCAGCTGCAACTTCGCAAGGGCATTCATGGTGCTGTAATCAACAGCGGGAGCGGGTGTTTTGGTAGCCATCTCTTATACCTCCTGAAACTTCTTCAAAAATTTGTGAGAGCTAATATATTCGTTTATCTTGGCTCTCTGCTTTCCTGCGGCCCTGCGGCGGCTAAAGAAAAGCCGTCTGCGCTCCGCTCTACCGGGATTTTTCTTCATATTGAACCCTCCAATAATTTCAAAAGATTTCTTTTTGTGACGGCAACCATTGTGTTACCGGTCAACATCTTCCATCGGAACTTCCGGTCTTTCGGTATGAGGTCAAGGTCTTCTGCTTGGAAACGGAGATCGAAGTCATGAACGGTATGACCATCTGCGTGAAAGGAAACGGGGGAGTCCCTATCCCACTTCAAGAGAAGTTTCCACAGGTCGGAGTACTCATTTCTGAGAATTCGTAGCTGATCTATCCCTTGATTGTGACAAAACCAACACCCCCCCCGTGTTGCCGTGGTATAGATCGGAGAAAGTAACCCTCTCTCTTCACACCATTTCCGGCAATCGGCCTCTGTCCATCCGATTTCTACTAAGGGCATTTTGAACCCCGGCTTATCATGCCTCTGTATGCGCTCGGGTTCGTCAGCGGCTATGCCAAGGTACTGCACAATATTTGTTCCGGCTCCTTGTGCAAGGGAGCTGCGTGAAAACCCGGCGTTTGAGGTCGCTGGTACACCATGACCCTTTGATGATCGGGAACCCGAGGATAAGACCCGTCTTTGAGTTTCTTGCACCATGCGCTGACCGTGAACGGGAACCCGTTGCAGATTTCGGAGTTTGAGTCTGCTGTTGCACCATGGAGCGAGGCGAGGTGGGAACCCGGCAATCTGAGATACCCCCCCCCTTCACCGAAACGATCTAAGGTCTTTTTCTTCCTTACCGGGATATGGTAAAACAGTTTCTCATAGGTCAACTTTTCACCGTTCCGAACGGCACATTGATGTTCTACCTCAATCCCATATCGCTCTCGAATGATTTCATCGGCTTTTGCTTTGAATTGAACCATTGGAGGCAGATCAGCCGGAATATCATCGGTAGCCCAAACCTCAGCATGGGTAATTCGGTCAAGCGGCCAACCAAGCTCTTCAATGGCTCCCAAACAAGCCAAACTGTCCTTACCATAGGAGAGTGAAAGAACATACTCGGTGTTAGGTTCTCTTTGCATACCCTATCCCTCCAATAAGGATAACAGGGTTTTCTTCACCTTGTTCACCTTTCGGGTATTCCTCTTAGGAGGCTTTTGCCCGAGAAAATCACGGACATACCGCTTTGCCAGCCGGATATACCAATCACGGTCAACTACATCAATACTTAGGTGATTATCATTGTCCACGACACACCTTGAAGGAAGACCGGCGATCTTGACCGGAGTGCCGGTGGTGAGGTGCATTTTGTAGAGTGTCCCGAACCGGTGATCTTCGGTAGCATACACACGGTTGACCTTCTGCACAACATTCAATTCTCCGTCAACTTCATGAAGAGCGTCACCGTATTTGCTCCCGGCCTTGGCTACCAACTGGAAATCCAAGAGCCGATCACACTCCATAATGGTCTTCTCTACCGGTACACCGTAGGCCAGATAATCCTTGACGGCCCTGGCTACCACACAGGCATTGTTGTTGATGTTGAACGCTCCTGCTGGTGCAATGCCCCGAACAAGAACCCCGCCTTTTATTTTCGGCTCCCCCTCGAAAGGAACCTCTACATAATTGTTCACATCTTTCTGACAGATCATCTTTATCAGGTCTTCTTCCAACTCGAACCCGGTACGCTGTTCCCATTCCTGAGTGATTTCCTGATACCGGGGAATATCGGAGTCATCAAGACTAACCATGATACCATCGGTATTGAGCTGGATGATTTTCAGCGTGGGGCATTCCTGAGTGAGATGGACGGCCATTTCAAGTAGCTGCAACTGTCCTGAGATACACACTGACCGGCCCATGAGAGGGTCATATAGGTCGTTGTACTGATTGAGCATAGCCCCGTAGGTAGTATTCAGAACCAGTTTCAAAGCATTTGCCGTAGCCTTATCCCCTGACTTTTTTGCCTTGACACGCCGCTCAATGGTGGCGGCATACACATCGGGAGAGGGAATGTTCCGGCTACAATACCCATTCAAGATCATTTGGTGAGGGTAGTAACTGGCAACATCTTTGTTTCGAATGGAGCGGGTTTGCGTGGCCTCTTCCCGATAACAGGGAATTGCGCCGTGAATGCCTCCGTAGGCAATCGTACAAGGGCAATCTCCAACGGTGATTTCCAATTTTTCCTTGAACACTACCTCATTGGGAATGCTCATGTCTTTCAACCGGTCAAAGAAGTCAAACACCTGTTGCGGGATATACCGCTTCAATAGAGCCAGTGGATATTGATATTCACGCTCGTCATAGTGGGGTTTCGGCTCTGCGTCAAGGTAAGCTGCGGTCAGTTTGGCATTGGTCATATACAGGGCCTTTGCCGGGTAAATGCCCTTCTCCTTCCCCAGAGTAAGTTTGCTGGAAAGATAACCCTGCCGCAGATCGTCCAACTGGTCAGTTGCGTCTACATCATGCTTGCAGTAAAAAATGACTTCATCAAGTTCCTGCTGAGTGAGAGGCCGATTGATATTGAAACTTACCGTTGTTTCTCGAATGTCCATCCCCAAGTGTGCTTCAATGGCTTTCAGGGATAGACCCATCTGGCAGTCATCCATGAGGTCATATTGGTCAAAGTAGACCCGGCTCTCACGGAGATCAGGGTGTTCCCACCCCTCATGTCCCTGCACAATGATAAAATCGTTGACTGCTTTGACCTGTTCCGGGGTATAATCACAGAGGACGGCTTTCAAAATGAACTGGTCATAATGCTTGTTATTGAAGCCTCCCAGAAGGGGTTCTTGCTCCATGAACTGGCGCACAGCCTCATTATCATTGTGGATGACCGTGTACTCTTTCGTAGTCTTGTGCTTAAAAACAAAGAGCCAATCGAAAGCGAAAACCTCACAGTCAAAAATATAGCGATCATCAATCATTTTTCACACAGGCACCTCCTTTTACAAATTTCCCCATTGGTCAACCATGGCTTTTGCAATGCCGGGAAAGGTCTTGGAGGCAGTTACAGGGTCATGTGCCGTTCCTCTTGACCCTCCGCCTCCACGGGAAAAGGCTCCCGTATTGCTGGGAAGAAACGGAGTGTGTTCAGTCATGATTTTTGTGGGTTGAAGAGGCGGTAAACCTTTCAACCATAGGAGCGTTGCTTTGCTGTATGGATGACCATATTCGTAGGGTTGAATGACCTGTGTAGGGGGGGGAGTCCTACAACTTTCAATGGCCTTGGGTTCTCAACACAAATTCTGGAACAATCAGCCATTAAAAATCTCATGAAAAACGCTTTCGCTTTCATAGCGAGATCAAAGCGTTCCTGTGATAACTCTCCCGCCTTGGGGTACATCCATCTGGCTCCGGCCTTGCTCATGTAGGTACACGGTGGATGGGCGATAATCATATCCCACTTGATTTTCAGGATTTCGAGAGCGTCTGCCCTAAGATGATACTCAGGGTGTCCACCGCTACACTCTACAAGGTCGCAGCTATAAGCCTCATGTCCGGCCTCCCGAAATGCGTTCGCCACGGTCTGGCTCTCTTCGCAAGCCACAAGCACTCTCACATTACCGCCCCCTCTAACCAATGACAGCCGAGTTTTCGGTAAGTGGTACAGCGTTTCTTGAAGCTGCGAACAAGATACTGAATGCCGTTGTCCACATAATCATAGACAACAGGTGTTGCCTTTCCTTCAAAGGTACGGGCAACCCGGCCCACACTCTGGGCGATTACGGCATAATCTTTTTGGGGAGTCACTAAATAGAGCCGATCAAGCCGTGGAATGTCCAGCCCCTCTTTTGCCAGTGCATAGGTAGCGAAGAGGAAGTGTTTCTTACCGGCTCTCATATCCTCAATGGCTTTTTCTCGCTGGGCTTTACCTTTCTTAGAGGTCATCTTTCCATCCACCATGACTGACTTATCTCTCAATTCTTTTGGTAAATGCTTCATGAGATATTCCAAGTGAGAGAGCCTATCGGAGAGAATGAGATTGTAGTGACTCCCATTGGCTACCAGATCACAGACAATTTGCCCGTTCCGGCGAAAATCCTCAGCCAAATAATTTACCAGTTTGGCATAGATGATTGTGCCGTCCGTATCAAGGAACTCTTTGCTCAGGCCAATTTGTGTGTACCGGGGAAGAATGTCAACGGTCATAATCTTGTCCGCTACGGCCTCGTCCGGCACTTGATAGGCTATCTTTCCGAGTAAGGCGTAGGTAGCTGCGATCATGCCGTCTGCCCGGTGAACCGTTGCAGAGAGGCCATATTTGTGCCGTGCGGCCAGAGCATTCAGCACCTTAGAGAACTGCGTGACAGCGGTAGGTGTACCGGCTACCCGGTGGCATTCGTCCACGATGACACAACCCCAAGTGTCCTTATACCGGTCAAGGTCAAGATTGCACATGGTCTGAACCGTGGCAAAGGTGATACCCCTTCCAATATGGACTCTTCCCTCAGTGATCGTGCCGGTCAGGTCAGGGTTCATATACATCTCAGCCCGGTTTTTACTTTGCAGAAGCAAGTCCCTTGTATGGGTCAGCCACAGCGTCTTTTCGCCTATCTCACAAGCCAAGGCAATTCCAATCTGGGTTTTCCCTGAGCCAGCTGCACTCTGCAAAATTCCTTTCCCAGACTCCACCAGAGCGGCTTTTGCCTGTTCCTGATAATCATAGAGAGGGATGACACACTGGAAATCTACCGGCTCCTGCTTCACAAATTTCATGGACACATCAATGAACGGGGATAGCCTTAGTACATCATTGAAGCAACCATACGGGAGAACCAGTGTGTTTCCATCCCATTCCATCAAGTACAACTTTTGGGGAGTGTTTCCGAGCCATAGGTTCATTCTGGCCTTTTTGGTGTAGTCCGGGTTTGCCAGCACCAGATTTTTTTTACACCATGAAATCAATTCCGGTGAGGGGTCTTCAATGCAAAGCCGGTTTGATACTACCATCCGCATTTCAACACCCACGCTTCCAGAGGAAGCCCATACTGACGAATATCCGGGAGGTAGATAGATTTCCGGTTCAGCATGAAACTTTCCATATCTGCCAGAGATAGGAACCAGATTTCTCCGTTTGTCAGGAGAAGAGCGAACCACCCTTCACCGTTCCCGGTCTGCCTCCACAATCTCATAGCCGAATACTGATTTTCTTCAATTCGATCAAGACGGAAAATGTCTTTCTCACACACCTTACAGTCAATGGGATAGGTGTTACCGTGTCGAGCTGCGATCACATCGAAAGGCTGACCCTGCTTGTTCTGAGCGAGGTTGTGCGCCCAGAAGCCAAAATCCGAAAGCCTACGGCATAGTGTCTGCTCGAAGGAAGTACCTACCTTGCGGTTATCATTGGTCATTGAAGTCACTCTCCATTTCCGCAATGTGTACCGTCAGGTCATGAACCTTGGCTTTTAGGTCGGTAATAGACCTTGCCAGATTGTTTTCCCGTTCGGCCTGTTCCTCCCGCAAGGCTCTGAAATACTTTAGAGCGTCAAACCCCATATACCGGTCAATCAGGTATTCGAGATCGTCAACAGAGAACAGAGTTTCGTTCTTTCCGTCTATCAGCGTAATAACCCTTGGATATTGCATATCTTCTCCTTTCTCACCGCCCCTTCCGGGGCGGGATGATACGGGATTTTAGATTAAACGCAGAAGCCGAAGGACACACCACTCGAGGAGCTGGCGGTGTAAATGCCGGCGTTCCCCGAGGTGTACACATAGCAGAAAAGGTTGGTGTAGTCGCTACAAGGCGAACGCTCCCACCGCCAATCCCGCTCACCGTTCTGCTTGCACTTCCCGTACTCGGTATTCTCCTGACGATACCAGTCATACCACTTGCCCTCTCCGCCGATAGAGTATATCTTCCGGCCAAAAATCTCCTGCTCGGAGAGGATAAACAGAGGATCAGAGGTCATCCCGATCTTCTGACTACCACCGCCCAGACAGGTTTCCTTCAAGCAAGGTTTGATGACACTGAGTAAATCGTCAGGAAGCAGCTCGATAATGGAATTGTTCAACATCTTGCGGAGCTGAGAATTCTGCCAACCACCCTTGTTCGTGTATTCCGGGTTCATCTGAAAATCATCATTGAGGGTTTCCACCGTTTCAAAGCTGATCGGGAGAACGATGTTGTTCTTGTTCTTATCGTGATTGAAACCGATGATACGGACATGAATGGTGGTGCCATCTTTCAGCCGCACCGTCTTGGTATCACCCAGAGAGAAAACCTTATCGGCCATTCCGCTCTTGCCGTACATATCAATCTCGGCCCAAGAGCAATCGTCCAGTTTCATCTTCGGGAAATCAGGAATACCGTAAATCCGGCCATCGGTGGGAACTTTGCAACAGGGGCAAACAGGGGGCTTTTGCATGGAGGCAATGACTTCCTTCTGGTAATTGATCGTCCGTTCCATGCGGTCAAACTCAGCTGCAAGCTGGGAAAATACATTCTTATTCATGTGAAAATCTCCTTTTCAATTTTCAAACATCGTGTTATAATCAGATTGAGCATTTACGCTTGCCGCTTTTCGGTCTGCTACACCGGGAGCGGCTTTTCTTTTTCTGCGTGGGGTAAAAGACTCCGGCCAGTTTGCAGAACACATAGAAACAGGCCAAGGCTAAGATCATGTGGATTGTCCCGGTGCCGAGGGATAACATATCCTGTTCCACAGCTCCGATTGTTCCATAGAGCCAGAAGAACGAGGCTACGGCTAAAAACCCAGATACTTTTCTCATGCAATCACCTCGTCCATGGCTCGGAACACATCAGACAGTTCTTCCAAACTTTCATACTTCGCTTTGAATACCTGCATATCCGCTTTGGCTTTCAGGAGCAAATTCGTTCTAAGTTCGTTATCCGACAGAACCCTTGAAATGCTTAGATAAGACCGGGTATCATTTACTTTGGTGTTCACAAAGGCTCTTACGGGAACGGACTCTTTTGAGGGTCTTTCCTCCACCACGGTTATCTGCCGGATGAAATATGCGGCCTGATCTTCTCGGTACTTTTCAGCTGCAACATTGTCATCCCATTCAAAGTCATCATGGAGGGGAGAACCAATCTCTCTGTTTGCGTCAAGCAGATTTTTGGGTGTAAGACCGCCTGTTTCTTCAAGCCGCCTCATTTGCTCTCCCGCCGCTTGTGGGTCTGCCTTAACACAAGCAAGCGGTTTCCATTGAAAAACCATAATTTTCCTCCTTTCTTCAAACTACCGTACCTTGGCCCACGGCACCCCGAGATAACACACCTGAACCAACCCCGCCTGCCGTGCCTAACACCACCATGCCTCACTTCACCTTGCCATAAGCGAACTCACCAAGCCTGCCTTACCGAAACTTACCTGAATTTACCTAAACCATCCTCGCCTCTCCAAACCTCACCTTGCCTGCCTTGAAAGAACCTTGCCTCAACTGACCAAACCTTACCTTGCGATAACAAACCGAACCATGCCTGCCATGCCAGATCACGCCACGCCATACCGAACCTTACCCTTACACGCCGTACCTGCCATAACTGAACACTCCATGCCTTGGCTCTCCACATTAGACCTTACCGGAACCCGCCTAACCTGCCGAGCCGTAACCAGACAAGCCTAAACTAAACGCACCTGAACTAAACACACCTGCCATATTCAGCACACATGGTATCTACCGTAATTTCCGCCCTTTTCCGGCCTCCACTCACCGATACCAACGGCAAAACCGCCAAGATTGAAGAGGTTACACAGCTGAGCCAGAGAAAGAACACCGGCGTTGTATTTGACAGTGAAGGTGATAGACCAATCAGAGAACTCAGCACGGTAGCGAATATCAGCCGTCCCCATGCCGACACGAACCATGTCCTCTCGAATTTGAGGAACCCCGTTGATCTCCACATACTCTTCGTCAATGTGAAAAGCTCCGTTCATCTCGACTTTGTTCTTAGTGACACCGGCTCTGAAACCAGCGGACACAGCAGAAGCCTTTACGCCGACAGCGGGGAAGCCAAATTTCGCTCCATTTTCAAGAGCCTTTTGAAATTCCTCCGGGGTATTGTGTTCGGGCTTGCCGGAAAGGAAGTAGATAGTATCGACAAAATCAGAGAAGGGGTCTTTTGCGTCATGCCCCTTAGTGGTAGCAACCTTCATCTGCTTATCCAACATCATCTTCTTAGCCTTTTCGCTCCACTTATGGACGATCAGGGGACTGTCACCCTTGATGGTGATGGTGGCCGTGCGAATGTCGATTGCCGGGATGGTGATGACTTCGGTTTCCTTTTTAACTGCCATTACTAATTCCTCCATTTATAGGTTTCCATTGATACTTCTTGCCATATTTTTGTTCATACCAACTCTCAAATGCTTTCCGGTGTTCTTCATCGGTGAAATACTCCCGGACTCTCTGAACCAGCAACAGGCTTGCGGCTCTGGCCTGAGCTTGCACCTCTGGTACAAACACACTCATGGCTCCTTACACGGCCCCATGCGCTCCTGATACTCTCGCAGAATGGAAAGGGAACGGCGAAGAATTTCATCCGCCTTACTACCAGTTCGGACACCGGCCAGTGTTGCCGACATTTCAAACTTATCGGTCATTAGTCCTTCATCGGACAACTGCCGAATGAGCCATGTGTAGGTCAGACTGAAACCTTCCACGAGGGTTCTGATCTGCTCTGCAATGCTGGTGCGCTCAGGTTCACTCAGCCGTACCACAGGTGCGTCAGGTGTCCAATAGGGGCGAGGGGTGGGGGTTGCTCCCATCGTGTTACCTCCCTTCATTCGATTTACAACAAAAGTTATAAATTATCCTTGCAAGGGAAACTCTCTTATGCTATACTGAACTTGCCACAGACCAATAAGCATTCGAGATTTCCTTTTGACTCAGGAGCCGAATTTCTTTTCAAAGAAGAGGAATTTGACCCCTCGGATTAGTGTTGCCTGTTTGTAACTTTCGTTGTTGTTATGAGTATAATCCCTATATGGTGAATTGTCAATAGGGAAATTAGGGATTTTTCAAAAAATTATTTGAGGTGCATACTATGACTTTTATTGAGAGGCTTGAACAATTAAGACAAGAGAAAGGTATTACCCGGAAAAAATTGCTGGAAGACTGTAAATTAGGGAAAAATCAATTCACTTACTGGGAGAAAAATAATGCCATTCCGACACCATCTGTATTGTTTGTTTTGGCCCGTTACCTCAAAGTTACGCCCGAGTATTTATTGGGAGAGAGTGACGATAAAGAAAAAGAAACAAGTGATATAGAGGCATTGCCTGATCTTGAACAAACTCTTTTGTTTTGCTTTGAAAATTGTGACGCAATGGGTCAAATGCGTATTATTCAACTTGCCATGAACGAACACGATAGAACGCAAAAAGAAAAAACAGGCTCTACGGGAGAGTCTGTTATCGGCTAAGGTCATAGAATTAGACAAATGGCGTAAAACACTGTAAAGAACTTGTGGGAGGCAATTATGGAAAAGAAAGAGATTTCTGAATTATTTGACCGATTTACCAATGAACCGGACAAAGAAAAGCGTCATGCCATGATCGACAATCTTACAGAGGAACAGGCAAAACTTATCCTGAAATCTATTGCCGATTTCAAATATAGAACCTCCCCGTTTTAAGAGGTGTGCTGTATGAAGAAGTTCAAATTCCCCATCGACCTGTCCATGCTGACAGAGGAAGAGATCAACCAATTCCGGGAAGACCCCTCCACTCTGTTTCAAGGCGAGATTGATGTATGTCTTTACCTCCGGTTTAGTTCAGAACGGCAAAAGGAACAGTCTATTGAAGGACAGCTACGGGACTGTATAGCCCATTGCAAACGGAAGAGTTACCGAATTGTAGCCATCTTCGTTGACCGTGCTACCACGGCCCGAAAAGATGTAGAGAAACGAGTCCACTTCCAAGAGATGATTACGGCCAGCGTACACCAGACATGGAAACTGGTCATCGTGTGGAAACTTGACCGCTTTGCCCGGAACCGGGAAGATAGTGCCGTCTTCAAAATGAGGCTCAGGAAGAACGGTGTCAAGGTTGAATCCGCCACCGAAGGTATTTCCAAAAACCCGGAAGGTATCATCTTGGAAGCCGTCTTGGAGGGTATTGCTGAATACTACTCCGCTGACCTCTCCCAGAAGATCACCCGAGGCATGAGAGAGTCCGCTTTGAAGTGTCACAGCATAGGAGGCCATGTTCCCCTCGGCTACAAGATTGAAGATCACAGACTGGTCATCAATCCCAATACCGCTCACATTGTCCAGGAGGCTTTTGAACTCTATGCCAATGGAGAAACCGTGGCCGATATTTGCCGTATGTTCAACACAAAAGGCTACCGGACAGCCAAGGGAGCCGAATTCAACCGGAACAGTTTCAAATCCATGTTCCGAAACAAACGGTATATCGGGGTCTATACCTACAAAGAGATCGAGAAGGAAGGTGGTGTTCCAGCGATCATCGACAAGGAACTATTTGAAACCGTCCAAAGACGGCTCTCAGCCAATGCAGAAGCCCCGGCAAGGGGCAAGGCTAAGGTAGATTACCTCTTGGCCGGAAAACTGTTCTGCGGCCATTGTGGAGGCTCTATGAACGGGGAAAGCGGCACCAGTAAGACCGGAGCCATTCACCATTATTACTCTTGTTATTCAAGAAAGCGACACCACTCTTGCGATAAGAAGCCTCTCAGGAAAGAGTGGATTGAACAGATCGTGGCTCAGGACGCTATGGAGCTGCTGACCGATGACGCTATTCAGGAAATGGCTGATATGGCAATCTCCCAAACAGAAAAGGACTTGCGGGAAAATACTCGCATTCCTGAACTGTCCGAAAGGATGAAGGAAACTGAGAGCGGTATCGCCAATATCACAAAGGCCGTGGAGAAAGGTATTGCCTCTGACGCTCTCATGAACCGTCTGGTGGAATTAGAAAAGGAAAAGAAAAATCTTCTCCGGTTGATAGCCGAAGAAGAAAAGTATGTCTGTAAAATCGACAGAGATCAGATTGTCTATTGGCTCACCAAATTTAAGGATGGTAACATTGAGGACGAGAACTTCAAGAGAATTATCATTGATCTCATGGTAAACTCAGTCACAGTATGGGACGAGCCTGACGGCTTCCGTATTACCACCGCATATAATCTAACCTCCTGCAAAAACAAGACTTTCCGAATACCCTCTTCCTCTGATAAGGGGTTCGGATTTGAGGGGTTAGAGTCCACCATTGAGCGCAAATCCGAACCCTGCTTTGTGTGGGGAACGATTTTCGTTCAAACAAAAAGACACTCCTTGCCGTAAATGGCAGGGAGTGTCCTCTTTTTTGCCTATTTTGGGGTTCGACTCTCCATCGAAAAAGTTCGACTCTTCAATAGGGTCAACCCTCTTCGCCGGTAAATCCGTTGACCTTGGCACATCGAAGTGCCCCGAGTATCATGGTGTCCTGAGCCAAGGTTCTCTTCTTCAACTCATAAAGTGGGGTTCTCCGGTGGTCATCCCACTCAATGAGCTGCTTCTTATCGTGGGTCACGATACCGACATACAGATTTATCAGCTTGTCCAATGTCAGGTCTGTCAACACTTGCATTTTCTCACCCCGCAGCTTCATCCTCGGAAGACTTGTCCTTGATCTTGATACCAAACAATAGGGCCAATTCCACCGTCCACGCTGAGAACCATGCCACGGTCAATTCTGAGGAAATCATGTGGTCGTGGAAATTGGCAACCAGAACGGCCACGGTGTACCAGAACAGATTGAACATAGAGAAAACCGTGAAGAGGGTTCTCTTCTTGATTTTCTTCTTCGGCTTCTTGGCTACTCGCTTGCCGCTCATGATCTCAACCTCACTTCTTCAAGTAGGACGCAGACGCAAATCCGATATAGGTCACGCCGTTGTAGGTGAACTTCACATACAGCCACCTCACGCCGCCTACCAGAGTGTAGTAACCGTAGTTCTGAACCTTAGTGCCCTTGGGGATAGCCACCAGCACTTTGTTGTTCGTTCCAGCTGCATTCCGCACATTCAGGCCGCTTGCGGCGGTCACGGTATAAGTCCCGGCCAGAGATTTGTCAAAGCCGGTAGCCACACCGGTAGCCTTGACCTCCTTACCGGAAGCAGGAGTAGAAGGAGTGTCTTTATCGGGCGTAGGAGCCTCCGTCTGGCCGCTGTACTCCACATAGGGGATATGACCATGCTTCTTCCATGTCCGGGCGTTGTAGCCGCTCTTGGAGCCGATATTGGCAACAGCGGTGATCTGCACACAGTTCTTCCACTTGGGCGTACACTCGACAGCCAGACCGTCACCGATGTAGATACCGATATGGCCGGTAGTCCATACCACCTCACCGACCTCCATGCTGTCCCAGCCGGTGGTAGAAGCGTCAGGACACTTCTTAATCATGCTGTCTGCCCCAATATCAGGAACATTGTTGGAGGCATACTTGGCACCGCCATAGGTAGCGTTCTTATCGCCATCCCAGCCCCACAAGATACCCTTGATAAGACACACACAGTCAAATCCAAAGGTGTCCTCAGAAGCGGCGTTAATCATCTTCACCCGGGCCGCAGCTTTGTTGTAAGAGTGATTGGTGGTGTACCGCTTCTTATTGGCCGAAGTCATGGGGGCACCGAAGCACCCCATGACATACAGTGTCTTGTAGTTCTTCGCAATGTCAATGGCCTTGCTGACCAGTTCACTTGCTTTCATCATGGCTTATTCCTCCTTACCGGCACTGTCCATCAGGTCTTGTGTGCGCTGGCTCTGAGTACCGAAGTAGAACGCAATGATGACCGCATAAATGGTCATGAAGTCTTGACTGATCTGATTGGTACACGCCATGTACGCAAACACAGCGGTAAGAGCCAGTGTCACCAGACTCTTGACGGACAGAAGAGTGGACAGACGCTTGATGATGTTTTCCATAATGTTCTCCTTTCCAATTTTAGTGAGTATTTTAGTGATAAATCTCCCACTACCGAAAACCCTTGCGCCACAAGGGATTGAGGGCAATTTTACCGCCCATTTTCCATTTTTCGTGTATAAACCCTCTTATAGAACGCTCTATATAGAGGACTTTTCTGCAAAAGCCTTAGATTTATCACTAAACTCACTAAGATACACTAAAATTATTTTGTGGGTACACTAAATCATTTCAGTCAATCCGGCTTATGGAACTCTTCTAAGTCAGAAATCCGATGATTGATAACCTTGATTTGTTCCTCCACCACGGGCATTCGCTTGGCAAAATTGTTGTGTTCCCGGACTTCACGGGTCAACTCTTCCAGTTTGGTGTCCATGACGGCCTGAGTTTTGCTATTGGCGATCAGGACACCCACCAGAGTAATCCCACCAGAAACAAGTGCGACAATGATAGCCTCCATTATCAGCCCTCCCATTTCTGCCAAGCGGCGGCGTAATCTCCGGGGCTATAAGCAGTCCCATTGGGGTCAATGCACTCGTAGATATTCCCGTCCGTCCACACCATGAACTCTCCCTGGCGGTACATATCATGTGCGCCCTGGACAGGAACATAGGGACGGGCCGTGTCCGGGCTTTTGCCATGCAGAGGCCGGTTGAAGGTGTACCATGCGGCATTTCCGGGAACAATGTCCGGGTACACCGCATTGTCGTAAGCCTGAAAACACTTCCAGGTCTGCTCCCATTCAGAGCCAAGGCCGTCCCCGGCATGGGTGTTGAAAATTTCTCCGACAGTGTGATTTCCTTTCACCCAATCGAGGTAAAGCCCGGAAGCCTTGATCTTCTGGTCATCGTCCTCAACCTGTTTCCCTTCCAGCATGAGCCGGGACATATAAATTGCACTGGACAGAGCGTTCAACATTTTCTCGTTCACAGAGATAACCCCCTCTCGATTGCCGCCGCAATAGCGTCCACATCGGCCTGTTCTGCCTTGCCTTTAAGAATGGCCTCTTGCTCCTTCTGGTAGGCAACCTCGCTGATCGTGGTCACGCTCACGGTTTCTTTTCCTTCCAGTTCGCTCCTACCCTCAATGTGGTACACAGACCCCTCGATCACAATGCCGTGTGCCTGTTCCTCTGTGCATAGGCCGTAGCACCCGTTGTTCTGCATTCTGACCCACACAGGGGTTGTCACCGTTGCCAGAGGTGTTCCATCTTTGAGAATTCGATACATTTCTTTCCCAGCCTTTCTTGTTCGGATAGAAGCCGAACATGGATTTGAAATACTGATTGGTGTTCTCTCGAACCTTAAAACTGTTTCCTCGCTTCATGTGCCCGTGATAACTCTCTACGGAACTCCGAATGTCCGCAACCGTCATCTCACCTCTTTCCCACTTTCCATGAAAGGTTCGCAGCTTACGCCGAATGATCTTGGTAGAGTCAGGGTTCATCTTCAAAATGACCTTGCCGCTCGAGGTGAGAATGAACTTGGTCTTCAACCACCGGTAGAAATCAGCCAGCGGAATAACCCGAGTTTTCTTCCAATTTAGCCGCAGACCTAACTTCCGGGTCATTTCTTCCAGCCCAAACATTCCTTCGGTTCTGAGAAAATCAATGTCCTCATGAATGGCATACCCATCGTCCATGTACCGGGCATAACCTTTAATCCGAAGTTTTTCCTTGAAATAGTGGTCAATCGGACTTGGAAGAAGCAGGGCATTTGTCTGAGAGATTTGACTTCCAAGCCCTAAGCCCACTGGCCCGAAATCCGCAATGAAGCTGTCATGCAGGGAGCGTACACGGTCATCATGGAGCCGCCGCTTTGCTTCCGCAGCTAAAGGGCCGTGTGGTGCTTCATCGAAATAACTCTTGAAGTCAAAAATCAGAATGCCACCGGCCAGACCATGTTTCCGATAGTGCTTCTGCAAGTGGCAGATCATACGCCGCAGGGCGAAGTCCATGCCACGGTGTTTCAAACTGGCCGAGTTGTCATAGATGAAAGAGGATGAATAGATCGGGACAATGCAGTAATCACACAGGCACTTTTGCACGGCCCGTTCTGTGATATGGACAGAGCGGATATACCGTTTCTTACCACGCTCCATGATGGTAAACTCATGGAAGCCACGGTGGTAGAAATTACCCTCGTTCAGCGATTTCGCTGTCAGGGCAATGTTCGGGATGATATTGCCGATATAGCGTTGTGTAGAAGATTTCCAGTAAACACCTTTACAGCACTTCTTTCCCGAGAGATATAGGTGTCGGAAAGAAAAGACCTCTTCAAAATCTCCACAGGCCATACTTCGCTTTCTACGAGCCTCTTCCCGTTTGGCCTTTCTTCTTTGATAACGGATTTCTTTTCTCTCCGCACTGGTCATGAAAAAGATTTCCCTCCGTACAGTATGATTGTGGGGTACGGGTTCTAACTGCGTAGTAATACCAGCCATGAAATGAGTTACCATACATCACTCACCATGCAAGAAGCGTCCGGCTGATTACATCGGAGTGCCCCTTTCGGGGTGGGCGCATTTCAAACGATGTGCCCGGAAGTTTTAGCCCATAGGCAGGGTACAAGTCCTCCCTCTGCAAAAGGTACTGATTTCACCCAATGGGGTTACTACGACTGACCTATATGAAGTTGCAGAGTCCGAAGGACACACCATTCGAGTTGCTGGCGTTGTTATTGTTGGCGTTACCCGAGTTGTTCACATTGCAGAAATTGTTGGTGTTGTCGCTATTAGGCGAACGCTCCCACCAGTTGTTCGCAGAACAGGCAAGGTTTAACAGGACTTGACCCATATTAGAGAAAACTAATCAGGAAGGTCTTTATACCTTTTCCGATCAGATTTCTTCACACTGGAAATCAGCTTGGCTTCATCTACGATATACTCTCCGAACTCCTGAATAGCGTGGTCAATCCAAGGGTACTTTTCTGGGTTTTGGAGAATAGCGTCATAGAGAAGGGCTAACTTCGGACTGAGGTTTTGCAGGGCAATATTGGCTCTGGTAAGACAGTCCCGGCGCATTTGTGCTTCATGCTTGTTTGTGGGGTAGATGTTGTTGGCCGCTCTCACCTCGTCATGAACCGTAGAACACAGGTGCATAATCGGATAGAGAAGGTATGGGCCGTACCGTTTCGGTGCTTTCGTGACTACGGAGAAAGCGTGAAGTTCTAAGCGTCTTGCGGTTTCAATGAACTGCACATTACTTTCTCCCCGCATAAATTTGGGGACTGACATTTTACCCTCCTACACCGCCCCTTCCGGGGCGGGATTTTTGTGGATGACAGATTAAACGCAGAAGCCGAAGGACACACCAAACGAGGCGCTGGCGGCGCTACCGGCGGCGTCACCCGAGCC